TCATCATATTGGTGTAGAGCTTCAACCGGGTTTGTAACTCTATGGGTTCACGGGCTTCCTGTAATTGAACAAGAGCGTTGTATGCGGCATTACTACGGGTAAGATTTTCACCGGTAGAGGTACCGAATAACCCGGTAACCAAATCAATAATTTGACCAAAGGCTGCAACACCTAAAGGAGTATCCGATACCATAGCTATCACGTTTACTTTCTTAGGCATTATAACCGCGTGATCTGTTATATCCGCACCAAGCTCAACTGGATTACTGGTTAGGTTTACCTCATTGTTATGAGTCTCAGATATAACTGCGTCCAGTTGAATACCGCCGATGGATTTTTTGGTTCGTATGAATAAATTTTCAAAAGCCATTATTGATCCACCCCACCAGTTAGGTCTTGATAAGTTTGCTGGAATACTTCGTATACTCGGTTGGCAATGTTTTCAGCAGTATCAGCACCACCTTGGACAATAATATCTATCTTTTCAACCGTTGCCCCGTATGTGTTAGAAATCCTTTCAGACGTTGACCCGTATGCATTAGAAATCCTTTCAGACGTTGACTCGTATACGTTAGAAATCCTTTCAGACGTTTCTGGTATAAAGCCGGTACCTTCTACAGTGCTTAATCCTGTTATATCTCCTAAGAACCCTGGAATGTTTTTAAATACATCTTTGATATCTTCTACGCTGGTGTCGCTTTTGAATAAATCAAAAATCATACCCCAGCCTTCAAATATCATCATTGTGACATCGTAGATAGTAGCCATTACAGCGGCGACTGTATTTAATTCCTCAGCCCATTGAGGATACTTATCAAGCATATCACCAATGAAGCTTTCACCACCTTCAAAGAATACATGGGCATCTTGCATTAAAGCTACGAATGCCGCTGCCAATGTACCAAGTATGATTGGTAATAAAAAGAAACCAGCGTTAGCGGCTAAAGTGGCAACCGTCAAACCTTTCATTAACGTTATGAGCGTTATAAGATGGGTAACTATACGCATAGCCAACCAAATACCCATCGCGATTGTCAGCAGCTTGATAGCTTTGGTAAAGGTATCAATAAACTCGGGTATTTTTTGCTCTATTATTCTACGATTCGCGATCCACCATTCAGTTAACCCATCAACAATGTCTTCAAGTACCGGGGCAAAGGAGCGACTAAGAACCCTTGCTACCTGTTTAGTGACAGACCACATCTCTACCAATGAATCGTTGAAGCTAGCAGATAACTCAGCATCTCTAGCAGTGGTTACACCGAGTGCCATAGCTTGTTCGGTTAAATCACCGATAGCCTCTGGTCCCATTTGGAGCAGTCGTATTGAATCTCTAAGACCCAGCTTATCCGCTAGTTCTATTTGTCTTGCCCGACCTAAACCTTGAAAACTGGCTGAGATTTCTTGCATCAAAGAATTGGCTGATTTTATCTCATCGTTGGCACCGGTAGCTGATATACCTAGTAAGCCAAAAGCTTCAACCGCTGTACCGGTACCTCTTGCCGCTTCAGAAGCCCTGAGCGAGAGCTCACGCAACGAATTAGCCATACCGTCAGCAGTACCCCCGGCAATTTGCTGAGCGAACTGTAGAGCACCGACGTTTTCTACGGTCTCACCAATTTCATCAGCGAGCTTTCCCTGCTCATCTGATGCTCTGGTTGATGCTACGGTCATAGCGGTAATAGCAGTGGCCGCACCGACAGCCGCTTTAGCTAGACGATTAACTACGTTGACGGTATCACCGACATCTTTTTTAAACTTCTTGGCTTCTTTTGAATCGTACTCAAAACCCAATCCGATAAGAAGTTCGTCTATTACCGCCATTATAGTTTCCCTTTTGGTTTAGGAGCCATAGCCATTTTCAGGTCCATTAACTCGTGCATCATCATGAGGTCTTCCAGTGAATACGTTCCGTCCTGTAATTCCCTCAAACTACATAATGGGGGATCAGCTAGTAACGGCCTATGTAGATATGTATCCACGTTAGGGAACTTCCTGGGATCTACAGAGAACCCTGAACTTTGGCCAGAATTGCCTCTGCTTTCTGGCCTTTTAGCAAATTTCCATAATTCACTCTGATGACAAACATGAACACTTTATAAACATCCATAAGATCATCACCGGAGAAAGAACTATTAAAGGTGGTTTCTGTTATCTTTGTACCATCACGGGCAACACCAATCACTGATATTTTAATCAGTTCTGTAATTTCTTCAGGACTATTGTTTTGGAAAAGAGTTTCAATACCTTGGGAAAGAGCTTGAGCTTGTTCGGCATCTGATACATTTTTATTTTCAGAATCAATTGCTAAAGAAGCGATCTTACCGATGCTTGCTCCAAAGGTTTTACCCAGCTTCATTTTCATAAGAATTGCTT